CCGGTGGTGGGCGTTGATGGCTGGTCCCGCATCATCAATGAAAACCAGCAGTTTGATGGCATGGACTTTGAGCAGGACAATGAATCCTGTACATGCCGGATTTACCGCAAGGACCGTAATCATCCGATCTGCGTTACCGAGTGGATGGATGAATGCCGTCGCGAACCATTCAAAACCCGCGAAGGCAGAGAAATTACGGGGCCGTGGCAGTCGCATCCCAAACGGATGTTACGGCATAAAGCCATGATTCAGTGTGCCCGTCTGGCCTTCGGATTTGCTGGTATCTATGACAAGGATGAAGCCGAGCGCATTGTCGAAAATACCGCATACACCGCAGAACGTCAGCCGGAACGCGACATTACTCCGGTTAACGATGAAACCATGCAGGAGATTAACACTCTGCTGATTGCCCTGGACAAAACATGGGATGACGACTTATTGCCGCTCTGTTCCCAGATATTTCGCCGCGACATTCGCGCATCGTCAGAACTGACACAGGCCGAAGCAGTGAAAGCTCTTGGATTCCTGAAACAGAAAGCCACTGAGCAGAAGGTGGCAGCATGACACCGGACATTATCCTGCAGCGTACCGGGATCGACGTGAGAGCTGTCGAACAGGGGGATGATGCATGGCACAAATTACGGCTCGGCGTCATCACCGCTTCAGAAGTTCACAACGTGATAGCCAAGCCCCGCTCAGGAAAGAAGTGGCCTGACATGAAAATGTCCTACTTCCACACCCTGCTGGCTGAGGTTTGCACCGGTGTGGCTCCGGAAGTTAATGCTAAGGCGCTGGCATGGGGAAAACAGTACGAGAACGACGCCAGAACCCTGTTTGAATTCACTTCCGGCGTGAATGTTACTGAATCCCCGATCATCTATCGCGACGAAAGTATGCGCACCGCCTGCTCTCCCGATGGTTTATGCAGTGACGGCAATGGCCTTGAGCTGAAATGCCCGTTTACCTCCCGGGATTTCATGAAGTTCCGGCTCGGTGGTTTCGAGGCCATAAAGTCGGCTTACATGGCCCAGGTGCAGTACAGCATGTGGGTGACACGAAAAGATGCCTGGTACTTTGCCAACTATGACCCGCGTATGAAGCGTGAAGGACTGCATTATGTCGTGGTTGAGCGGGATGAAAAGTACATGGCGAGTTTTGACGAGATGGTGCCGGAGTTCATCGAAAAAATGGACGAGGCACTGGCTGAAATTGGTTTTGTATTTGGGGAGCAATGGCGATGACGCATCCTCACGATAATATCCGGGTAGGCGCAATCACTTTCGTCTACTCCGTTACAAAGCGAGGCTGGGTATTTCCCGGCCTTTCTGTTATCCGAAATCCACTGAAAGCACAGCGGCTGGCTGAGGAGATAAATAATAAACGAGGGGCTGTATGCACAAAGCATCTCCTGTTGAGTTAAGAACGAGTATCGAGATGGCACATAGCCTTGCTCAAATTGGAATCAGGTTTGTGCCAATACCAGTAGAAACAGACGAAGAATTTCATACGTTAGCCACATCCCTTTCACAAAAGCTGGAAATGATGGTGGCGAAAGCAGAAGCAGATGAGAGAGACCAGGTATGACAACCACTGAATGCATTTTTCTGGCAGCGGGCTTCATATTCTGTGTGCTTATGCTTGCCGACATGGGGCTTGTTCAGTGACACCTCAGCAGGAAAACGCCCTTCGCAGCATTGCCCGTCAGGCTAATTCTGAAATCAAAAAAGCCAGACAGCAGTTTCCGGATAAAAACGTCGATGACATTTGCCGTAGCGTACTGAAGAAGCACCGCGAAACGGTAACGCTGATGGGATTCACACCGACTCATTTAAGCCTGGCGATCGGCATGTTAAACGGCGTCTTTAAGGAACGGTGAGCATGAAAAACAAAATCATCATGGAGCTACAGGCTCCTTTTTTATTATTCGCATTCACCCTCAAGCGTATTAACCAACAATTCAGGGATTAATGAAAGATGGCAGACATCATTGATTCAGCATCAGAAATTGAAGAATTACAGCGCAACACAGCAATAAAAATGCGCCGCCTGAACCACCAGGCTATATCTGCCACTCATTGTTGTGAGTGTGGCGATCCCATAGATGAGCGAAGACGCCTGGCCGTTCAGGGTTGTCGGACTTGTGCAAGTTGCCAGGAAGTTCTGGAGCTTATCAGTAAACAGAGAGGTTCGAAGTGAGCGAAATTAACTCTCAGGCACTGCGTGAAGCGGCAGAGCAGGCAATGCATGACAACTGGGGATTTGACGCGGACCTTTTCCATGAGCTGGTAACACCATCGATTGTGCTGGCACTGCTGGATGAACGGGAAAGAAACCAGCAATACATCAAACGCCGCGACAAGGAGAACGAGGATATTGCACTAACGGTAGGGAGGCTGCGCGTTGAGCTGGAAGGCAAACACAGGCGCATTACTGAGCTGACAATGTGGATTAAGCGACTGAGTTCCTCTCTCAAAAACGCAAAACCAGACAGCAAGTTGCCGGATGACGCAATGATCTGGCTAAATAATGAAGGGCTTACCAGTATAGAGGATATTTTACGATGAGCACTTTTACCATGGAATGGCTACAAAATACGATTACCAGTATTGAGTCAGCACGAGATGAAATGCCATTCGGACTCGATAACGATCAAGCACACATGCTTACAGCATTTAAAATCGCTCTCGCCTCACTGGAACGCGAGCGGGTTCGCCACGAGCATGCCAAATGGTCTGACTCCACATTTGGCTGCGTTGGCCCCATTGGTCCACTGAAACACCTCTCAAAAGAGGCTCTGGAAGCCGCAGCCGAACCTGACGATCTCAGCGAGTGGGCTGATATGCAGTTCCTGTTGTGGGATGCACAGCGCCGTGCCGGTATCAGTGATGCTGAAATTACCGCTGCTATGGAAAATAAATTGAAGATCAACATGGAGCGTCAGTGGCCTGAACCAAAAGATGGTGAGCCTCGTTTGCACATTAAAGAACCCGGCAACTCTCCGGTAACTCCGGATGGTTGGATAAGCTGTAGTGAGCTAATGCCAGATGATGGTCAGCACGTAATTATTTTATGTGATGGCGCATTCGTTCTTTATGCGCAATATCGAGACGGAGAGTTTTTCGATATTGTCCGCAATGGTGATGAATTTTTCGAAACACAGAGTCGCAATGTAACCGACTGGATGCAACTACCAGAACCTCCTCTTTGATAGCTAAGCTTATACATATCTTTTACATCAGCAATCTATTGTTAATCTCCAATCAATGTTACGTTGTCATCTCTCTCATGCTTTGGAGGTAGTGATATGTCTTGTCCAAAATGCGGTTCTGGAAATATTGCAAAAGAAAAAACAATGCGTGGATGGTCTGATGATTATGTGTGCTGCGATTGCGGATACAACGACTCTAAAGACGTATTTGGAGAGCGTGGTAAAAACGATTTTGTCAAAATTAATAAAGAACGCGAAGGCAACGAAAAAAGCTAATTTATTTATTCATATATGAAAACAATGTAACCAATATTCGAATTGAAGAACTGAAAGAACACCAAGCCGCCTGATGGCGGTTTTTTATTGGAGACAAGAAATGTCAGATTTGGCTATGAAGGTTTTGAAATGGCAATCGACTGGCGATGTTGGCATCAGTAGCGCAACTCTTGCCTCAATCGCATGTGGACTGAAAAAGAATATCTATGGTCATCACTTCGGCGCTCCCCATGACGCAGCCGATTTCAGACGATGCGTTGCACTTGTTGAGCAGATTCCAGAAATCAGAGATTCATTCAACAAGGTTGCAAAGCGCGTTCCGGCATTCAAAGGAATCCTCAACGAATGGGATTCCCTCGTTGCTCTGTTGAAGTCTGAAATGAAGATACACGGAAACAAAGCACCAGAGACTTACAGAAGAATCAGCGAGCTACGCAAGGACTAACCATGAAATAACACCGCCTCACACTCGGTGAGGCCTGTTCATTGCTCAATGATATCCAGACCTACCATCGCCGCATCAATGCGGTTTTTTCTTGCGTGTAATTGCGGAGACTTTGCGATGTACTTAACACTTCAGGAGTGGAACGCACGCCAGCGGCGCCCAAGAAGCCTTGAAACAGTTCGTCGATGGGTGCGCGAATGCAGGATATTCCCTCCTCCGGTTAAGGATGGAAGAGAGTATCTGTTCCACGAATCAGCGGTAAAGGTTGACTTAAATCGACCAGTAACAGGTAGCCTTTTGAAGAGGATCAGAAATGGGAAGAAGGCGAAGTCATGAGCGCCGGGATTTACCCCCTAACCTTTATATAAGAAACAATGGATATTACTGCTACAGGGACCCAAGGACGGGTAAAGAGTTCGGATTAGGCAGAGACAGGAGGATAGCAATTACTGAAGCAATACAGGCAAACATTGAGTTATTTTCAGGACACAAACACAAGCCTCTGACAGCGAGAATCAACAGTGATAATTCTGTTACGTTACATTCATGGCTTGATCGCTACGAAAAAATACTCGCCAGCAGAGGAATCAAGCAGAAGACACTCATAAATTACATGAGCAAAATTAAAGCAATAAGGAGGGGTCTGCCTGATGCTCCACTTGAAGACATCACCACAAAAGAAATTGCGGCAATGCTCAATGGATACATAGACGAGGGCAAGGCGGCATCAGCCAAGTTAATCAGATCAACACTGAGCGATGCATTCCGAGAGGCAATAGCTGAAGGCCATATAACAACAAACCCTGTCGCTGCCACTCGCGCAGCAAAATCAGAGGTAAGGAGATCAAGACTTACGGCTGACGAATACCTGAAAATTTATCAAGCAGCAGAATCATCACCATGTTGGCTCAGACTTGCAATGGAACTGGCTGTTGTTACCGGGCAGCGAGTTGGTGATTTATGCGAAATGAAGTGGTCTGATATCGTAGATGGATATCTTTATGTCGAGCAAAGCAAAACAGGCGTAAAAATTGCCATCCCAACAACATTGCATGTTGATGCTCTCGGGATATCAATGAAGGAAACACTTGATAAATGCAAAGAGATTCTTGGCGGAGAAACCATAATTGCATCTACTCGTCGTGAACCGCTTTCATCCGGCACAGTATCAAGGTATTTTATGCGCGCACGAAAAGCATCAGGTCTTTCCTTCGAAGGGGATCCGCCTACCTTTCACGAGTTGCGCAGTTTGTCTGCAAGACTCTATGAGAAGCAGATAAGCGATAAGTTTGCTCAACATCTTCTCGGGCATAAGTCGGACACCATGGCATCACAGTATCGTGATGACAGAGGCAGGGAGTGGGACAAAATTGAAATCAAATAATGATTTTATTTTGACTGATAGTGACCTGTTCGTTGCAACAAATTGATAAGCAATGCTTTTTTATAATGCCAACTTAGTATAAAAAAGCAGGCTTCAACGGATTCATTTTTCTATTTCATAGCCCGGAGCAACCTGTGAACACATTTTCAGTTTCCCGTCTGGCGCTGGCATTGGCTTTTGGCGTGACGCTGACCGCCTGTAGCTCAACACCGCCCGATCAACGTCCTTCTGATCAAACCGCGCCTGGTACCTCTTCTCGCCCGATTCTGTCGGCAAAAGAAGCGCAGAATTTCGATGCTCAACACTATTTTGCATCCCTGACACCAGGTGCGGCAGCGTGGAATCCTTCCCCGATTACCCTGCCTGCGCAACCTGACTTTGTTGTCGGCCCGGCGGGTACTCAAGGTGTAACGCATACCACGATTCAGGCGGCGGTAGATGCGGCAATTATCAAGCGTACCAACAAGCGCCAGTATATTGCCGTGATGCCTGGTGAGTATCAGGGAACGGTGTATGTCCCTGCCGCTCCGGGTGGAATTACTCTGTACGGTACAGGTGAAAAACCGATTGATGTGAAGATTGGGCTTTCCCTTGATGGTGGCATGAGCCCTGCCGACTGGCGTCACGACGTCAACCCGCGCGGCAAATATATGCCAGGTAAACCGGCGTGGTATATGTACGATAGCTGCCAGAGTAAACGCAGCGACAGTATCGGTGTTCTCTGCTCTGCGGTCTTCTGGTCACAAAACAATGGCCTGCAACTGCAAAACCTGACCATCGAAAACACGCTGGGCGATAGCGTAGATGCGGGTAACCATCCGGCGGTGGCACTGCGTACTGATGGCGACAAAGTGCAGATCAATAACGTCAACATTCTCGGTCGTCAGAACACCTTCTTTGTCACCAACAGCGGTGTGCAGAACCGTCTGGAAACGAATCGCCAGCCGCGTACGCTGGTGACCAACAGCTATATTGAAGGGGATGTGGATATCGTTTCTGGTCGCGGCGCAGTGGTGTTCGATAACACCGAATTCCGCGTGGTGAACTCCCGTACCCAGCAAGAAGCGTATGTGTTTGCACCGGCTACGCTGTCCAACATTTACTACGGTTTCCTCGCCGTAAACAGCCGTTTCAATGCTTCCGGTGATGGCGTGGCGCAACTGGGCCGCTCGCTGGATGTTGATGCCAATACCAACGGTCAGGTAGTGATCCGTGATAGCGCCATCAACGAAGGTTTTAACACAGCCAAACCGTGGGCTGATGCGGTGATCTCTAATCGTCCGTTTGCGGGTAACACCGGCAGCGTTGATGATAACGACGAAGTACAGCGCAATCTGAATGACACTAACTACAACCGCATGTGGGAATACAATAACCGCGGCGTGGGTAGCAAAGTGGTTGCAGAGGCGAAGAAGTAG